TGCCATGCAGACAATGGCCGGGGATCTGGCCTCTGATATTGACAATGACAAAGCCTCACGCAAGGACTGGGAGAAAGCCTACGTCGAAGGACTGAAGCTACTGGGCCTCCAGTTTGAGGAGCGCACGGAGCCGTGGAACGGGGCCAGTGGCGTGTTCCACCCCATGATTACCGAAGCCGTTGTACGGTTTCAGGCTGAGATGATTACCGAGACTTTCCCTGCCGCTGGGCCGGTTAAGACCAAGATCATCGGGTTGGATACGCCAGATGTCAAAGAGGCGGCTACCCGCGTCGAGGACGACATGAACTTCCGCCTGACGGAGAAAATGGTGGAGTTCCGCCCTGAGCATGAGCGCATGCTGTGGAGCCTCCCGGCCACCGGCTCTGCGTTCAAGAAGGTGTATTACGACCCCAATTTGGGGCGTGAGGTGTCGATGTTTGTCCCAGCAGAGGATATCTTGCTGCCCTACGGCACCACGGACTTGGACACCTGCTACCGCCTGACGCATGTCATGCGTAAGACCAAGAACGAGATTTTGAAGCTCCAGCAGGCTGGGTTTTACATTGACTTTGAGTTGCCTGATGCCCCCAAGGATCGCACGGACATTCAGAAGGCCAAGGACAAGGAGACAGGGTTTAACGACCTGAACGACGAGCGCTATACCTTATATGAGTGCCACGTTGACCTTGACTTGGAAGGCTATGAGGACGAGAACGAAGACGGCGAAGTTACCGGCATCATGCTGCCCTACGTAGTAACCCTAATAAAAGGAACAAACAACGTCTTGTCGATTCGTCGCAACTGGAAGGAAGACGACGACCTTAAACTTAAGCGCCAGCACTTTGTACACTACCAGTACATCCCCGGCTTCGGTGCGTACGGCTTCGGTCTGTTCCACCTGATCGGTGGCTATGCCAAGTCGGCCACCTCCCTGATGCGCCAACTTGTGGACGCGGGAACGCTGTCCAACCTGCCGGGCGGGCTTAAAACCCGTGGGATGCGGATCAAGGGCGACGATACCCCGATCGCTCCGGGCGAGTGGCGCGATGTGGACATCGGCTCGGGAGCGCTCAAGGACAATATCCTGCCCCTACCATATAAGGAGCCCAGCCAAGTCCTGATGTCCCTGATGGGCCAGATCGTGGAAGAGGGCCGCCGGTTTGCTTCAACGGCGGACATGCAGGTGTCGGACATGTCGGCGCAGGCCCCGGTGGGTACCACCCTTGCGCTGCTAGAGCGTCAGCTTAAAGTGATGACGGCTGTGCAGGCCCGTGTGCATTTTGCCTTGAAGCAGGAGTTAAAGCTCCTCAAGACTATCATCCGCGACTATACAGACCCAGACTACGCGTACGAGCCGGAGTATGGCAACCGTCAGGCCAAGCAGGCCGACTATGACTTGGTGGACTTGATTCCCGTCTCCGACCCCAACGCCGCCACCCTGAGCCAGCGCGTCATCCAGTACCAAGCGGTCATCCAGATGGCGCAGATGGCACCGGACATTTATGATCTGCCCCAGTTGCACCGGGGGATGCTGGAGGTGTTGGGCATTAAGAATGCCGAGAAGCTGGTGCCGATCGAGGACGATATGAAGCCGGTTGATCCTGTGTCTGAGAATCAGAAGGCACTTACGGGTAAACCCTTAAAGGCGTTCATGTACCAGAACCACGAGGCCCACCTGCAAGTGCACATGATGCTGCTGCAAGACCCCCAGATGCAGCAGTTCATTGGTCAGAACCCACAAGCACCGCGCATCATCGGGGCAATTACCGCCCACATTGCCGAGCACGTTGGATTCAAGATGCGCCAACAGATCGAGCAGCAGTTGGGTATGGCCCTGCCGCCCGAGGACGAGAAGCTACCGCCCGAGATCGAAATCGCGCTGTCGGGCATGATGGCCCAAGCTGCCAACCAAGTGTTGCAGCAGAACCAAGCCCAAGCTGCCCAGCAGCAGGCGCAGCAGCAGTCCCAAGACCCTGTGTTGCAAATGCAACAGCAAGAACTTCAGCTTCGCTCCAAGGAAGTGGAGATCAAGGGACAGAAAGTTGCCCTTGACGCAGCCGCCAAGTCAGACGCCCAAAAACTACGGGAGCAAGAGATTACCGGTCGCTTGCAGCTTGACGCTATGAAAATTGGCGCGCAGATTAAGGAAAGCCAAGCACGCCAGCAGTTTGAACAGGAGCACGCAGGCTTTAAGCTGGGCTCTGACGTTGCCAAAGACAAGGCAAACCGCGACTTTCAAATCAGGAATACGGCTTTGCAACACCTCAACCAGAAAGGTAACCAACCCAAATGATCCAAGATTTCGCACGCGTATTGCGCGAAAAAATACGTACCGACATGAACAACTACGCCGATGACTTGGCGGGGGGTATCTGTCGCAATTTTGATGAGTACCAAAAACTCTGTGGGGTTATCTCGGGTCTAGCCCTTGCGGAGCGTTATCTTCTTGACCTGCTTGAGAAAGTTGAAAAAGCCAATGAGTGATCTTGATCTCTCTCCCGGTGCGTTTGCACTGCCTGAACCCATCCAGCAAATGGATGCACCTGAACCCAAGGCTACGGCTGAGGAAAAAGCTACCCAGCTTCCCACCCCACAAGGCTGGCGAATACTGTGTGCTGTGCCTGAAGTGGATGCAAAGATCCAAGGCACAGAACTGGACTTGGTTAAAGCAAGTTCGGTAATGCGCCAAGAGGAGCACTCAACCAGCGTGTTGTTTGTTCTGAAAGTTGGCGCTGACGCGTACAAAGACACCACCAAGTTCCCCACAGGAGCATGGTGCCAAGAAGGCGACTTCGTGTTAGTGCGTGCTTACTCCGGTACCCGATTCAAGATATTCGGTAAGGAGTTCCGTCTCATCAACGACGACCAAGTTGATGCTGTTGTGCAAGACCCTCGCGGTATAACCCGCGCTTGAAGGAGTAGACATGCCTGAAGCATTTAAATTCCCAGACGAAATCGACACGAGAACAGACGCCGACGATGGCAATGACATCGAAATCGAGATCGAAGACGATACCCCCGAACGGGACAGAGGCCGCAAGCCCCTGAGTCATGAAGTTGCCGATCCAACCGATGAAGAAATCGAGTCGTACTCCGACAAGGTAAAAAGCCGCATTAAGGAACTGACCCACGCCCGTCACGACGAGCGCCGGAGTAAGGAAACCGTTTTGCGGGAAAAGCAGGAGCTTGAGCGTCTTGCAGAACAACTGATTGCCGAGAACCGGCAGTTAAAGACCAATGTCCATAAAGGGCAGGAAGCCGTCATCGAAGGAGCCAAGCAAAAGGCTGCCGGAGAACTGGAAACCGCACGCCGAAACCTAAAGCAAGCGCAGGAGTCTTACGACAACGACGCCATCATTGCGGCCCAAGAAGCCGTCATGGATGCCAAATTTAGGATGGAGCAGATAAAAAATTATCGCCCTGCCCCTTTACAAGAGGACGAAAATAGGGTACAAACTACCCAAATCCAGCCTGAGAAGGCTCCCCCGGACGAAAAAACGCTGCGCTGGCAGGCCAAAAACCAGTGGTTCGGACAAGACGGATTTGAGGAATACACCAGCTACGCGCTAGGGCTGCACAAAAAGCTAGTACAAAACGGGGTTGATCCCCGCTCTGAGCAATATTTCGAGCAAATTGACGCTCGCATGAAATCTACTTTCCCTGAAGTTTTCAGTGGCGGTAGACGGTCTACGTCCGGTGAGACTCAACGACGACCTACGACAGTGGTTGCATCCGCGTCTCGTTCAACGAGTGGCGGCAAGGTTCGGCTAACTACCACGCAAGTGGCGTTGGCAAAGAAGTTTGGTTTAACCCCACAGCAATATGCTGTACAAGTAGCAAAATTGGAGAGTCAAAATGGCTGAAGTTCAAAACCGTACAAATCGTGACCGCGTGTCACGTGAAGAAAATGCTCGATATGTTTACAAACCGTCGAGTGCACTGCCAGACCCAACACCTGAACCGGGAGTTACGTATCGCTGGATTGCGACACACATTCTGGGACAGTCCGACCCGACCAACGTGTCTCGTAAGATGCGCGATGGCTACGAGCCGGTGAAGGCGGCAGACCATCCGGAACTGATGATCTCCGGCAACGAAAAGACAGGCAATGTCGAAATTGGTGGACTCATGCTTTGCAAGATTCCTACCGAGAAGGCAGCAGCCATGGCTGAGTACTACGCCGGGCAGAACCAGAACCAGATGGACTCAGTTGACAACAACTTTATGCGACAAAATGACCCGCGCATGCCGTTATTCTCAGACCGCAAGTCTTCGGTAACGCGTGGCGGATTCGGAAATGGTATTAAATAAGGAGTCCTTAAATGGCTTATCCGGTTATTGATGCCCCCTATGGGCTAAAGCCGATCAACTTGATCGGCGGTCAGGTATTTGCGGGTTCTACTCGTGAATTCCCGATCACTAACGGTTACAGCACGACGATCTTCTACGGTGATTACGTAGGACTGTCTCGTGGTGAAATCGTGCGCTTGTCTGTGTCTACTGGCACGGCTGGCAATCAAACAGGTATCTTCTTGGGATGCCGTTATACAAACCCAACTACCAAACAGTTGACTTTCTCGCAATACTGGCCCGCATCTACTGCGGCTGGCGATGCAGTGGCCATTGTTTGTGATGACCCCGATACGGTCTTCAAAGGTGTGGTTTGTTCTGCTACTACCGTTATTGGTTCTGGTGCCCGTGCAATGATTGGCCAAAATTTGGCTATGGTCAATAACACTGGTAGTTCCATCAGCGGTGATTCCAAGAACGCAATCTTGGCCCCTAGTGCAACCCCTGCCACCACCTCATCCCTGCCCGTTCGCGTGGTTGGGTTGGTGCCTGACACGGCTGTTTCGCTTGGTAATGCTAGCTATACCAGCATCTCTACCGCTACCGTAACCTGCTCGGCTCTGCCAAGTGCGTTGGTTGTTGGTACTGACGTTGGCTCGTTGGATTCCGCTGGAAACTACGTTTCTTCGGGTTCATTTGTTACCACCGCCGCATCCGCCGGTGCTACATCGTTTGTTTTGAATCAAGCTCCTGTTGCTACACTGAACACCACACTCGTGTTCGTGCAGTACCCCGAGATTTTGGTCAAGATTAACTTTGGCCAGCATCAGTACTATGCTGGCACCAGCATTGCTTAAGGAGTAACTCAAAATGGCTATTTCACGCGCACAACTACTTAAAGAGTTGCTCCCCGGATTGAACGCTTTGTTTGGTCTGGAATACGCCCGTTACGGCGAAGAGCACAAGGAACTCTACGAAACCGAGAAATCGGAGCGTAGCTTTGAAGAAGAAACCAAGCTGTCCGGCTTCAGTGCTGCACCAGTGAAGAACGAGGGCTCTGCCATTGCTTATGACAATGCGCAGGAAGCGTTCACCGCTCGGTACAACCACGAGACCATCGCCTTGGGCTTCTCCATCACCGAAGAGGCTGTGGAAGATAACTTGTACGACTCCCTGTCGGCTCGTTATACCAAGGCCTTGGCTCGCGCTATGGCGTACACCAAGCAGGTTAAAGCTGCGTCTGTTATCAACAACGGTTTCTCTTCCAACTATGTTGGCGGCGACGGCGTTGCTTTGTTCAGCACAGCCCACCCGCTGGTCTCCGGTGGCACCAACAGCAACCGCCCATCTACCAACGCTGACCTGAACGAGACTTCTCTTGAGAATGCCGTTATCCAGATC